ATTCGTTCAGGCAGAGGTTGTCCGCAATCAAGAAAACAGTCCACTAACAGCAGAAGAGATTTATGAACAGCAAATAGAACGGGGAATTCCGGTCTAAGGAACTAAATGAAGAAAGAAATCTTCAAAGACAAAGATAGTTTGAAGCAAGCCATAGACGGTTTCTTTGATGACCGTCTGGACACTTCACGGATGATGATGGAGCAGATCATTGCCCGTAATCTTCTGTATTACATTGGTGAGCAGTATCTTGAGTATGTTCCGTCAAGCGGACAGTTCCGCAGACGTTCAACCGCTTTTGTACCAACCCCCGTAACTAATGAGATCAGGGAATTTGTCAGAAGCGTAAAGGCTATGTTGATGAACCAGAAAATGGTTCCGCGAGTATGGCCCAATACAGACGAGAAAGAGGATATTCAGGCGGGTGATGCAGGGCAAGCACTTCTGGTCAGTTTAGATCAGGCGCACGACGGACGTTTCTTTGACGAGAAAGAGAAACTTGCCATTATGATTTCCATTGCTGGGACAGCTTTCATGAGAACCTACGCCGATGCAGACGGTGGCGTGTGGCTTCCTGACGGTTCCAAAACAGGTGACGAGGCTACCGAGTGCATTCTGCCTTTTAACGTCCGCTTGGACAGTCTAGGCGACAAATTAGCACATAAACGATGGGTAGGTGTTCAATCCCTTAAAGACAAAGAATGGGTTGAGGATACCTATAAGGTTAAGATCGAGAACAAAGACGAAAACAGGTCACAAATAGACTACCAGAGATATTTAAGCAAGTTGGTTCAGAGTGTCAGTCCATGGAAGGGTAGACAGATGACCGTTTCCAGTTTTAACGAGGAAGATGACGGTCTGGTTCTTTTCAGGGAAGTAGAATTTGCACCAACTAAAGAACACCCCAATGGTTATTATGCCGTATGTTGTGGTGGTAAGGTTATTAGGGAAGTTAAACGGCTCCCCATCCACTCAACCGCCGATGATTGGTATTACACATTAACAGATTTCCATTACAACTACGTTCCGGGGCGTTTCTGGTCAGACCCCGGAGTGAATGACCTTATTTCCCCGCAGAACAGCATCAACGAAATAGATCAGGCTTTGGCTATCAACCGTAAGGGAATTGGAAGACCAAAAGTCCTTACCCCCGGAGAAATAGGATTAAAGAAGATCGGGCTTGGCGGTCATGGATTCATAGCTCTAAGTTACAACCCGATCATGGGCCAGAAGCCGGAGTTTAAAGAAGGAACACCTTTACCGCCTCAGGTTTTGGAAGAAAGACGATTACAAAAACAAGGATTTCAGGACGCTTCCGGCGACCCGAAGAACGTATTGCAAGGGCAACAACCGTCAGCAAATGCAAGTGGTGTCTTAACAGAGGGATTACGAGAAACAGCAGAAAGAGGACGCTACCCTGACTTGGAGAGATTCAATCGTTCCCTTACAAGAGTTTACAAGAAACGTCTTTTGATCGCACAGGAAGTATTTACCGAAGAGCGGCTTATTAAGACTTTGGGCCGTGGTAACAAGGTAAAGATTCAGAAGTTCAAAGCATCTGATTTACGTGGAAACACCGATGTTCGCCTTGAATTGGATTCCGGTTTAATCGGCACGAAGTCCGGTCAGGCTCAAATGATGTTGAACATGATTCAGGCGGGATTCTTTAAAGACGGCGATGTTTCCCCGACTATCCGGCAGGAAGTCTTGCAGCGAATGGGCATGAGTACGTTTACCGATGAAGTAAACAACGATGTTGAACGGGCAGAAGCAGAGAATGTTTCTATCGCGTCCGGTGAGCTTACTGTGATGCTTGCAGAACCAGATCCCGACACTGGTGAGGATATTGTTTTAAATGATGACCCGATGTTTAAGTATGATAACCATGCCACCCATTACGAGACGCATAGAAAGTTTATCATATCGCCTGAATTTAGAGAACTTCCGGTAAAGACGCAGACAATCGCTATCGCCCATACCGACCTTCACAAGAAACTTATTGATGAACAACCGCCTGACATTAGAGATTACATCCAGATTGATAAACTTCTATTACCGGGAGTTTTGAAGGAAAGCGAACGGGCGCAGGTGCTTAATAAGTATTTGGGCATTCAGGCAGGTGATGAACCGTTTACTGGGATACCCGATGCGGAAACAATCGCCAAGTTAAATCAAAAATCGTCCGACACGGATAAAAAGAACGCAGTGAAGCAGCAGGAAATTAAGGCCGACTTTGCGAAGCATACCATGTCGGAAGGGGTGAAGTTGAATGTCATTCGTAATCAAGGTCAACGGGAAAGCGCGAGGCAATGAAGAATCTAATTTCCTATATTAAAAACCTTATAGACAAAAAATTCCACGGAAAGTTGATTATCTCATTTGAGGCGGGGCGCATATCACGAGTGGAAATAAGAAAGACTGAGGACGCTAGTATGTTTAACTAAAAGAACAAACCGCTACTGAAACAATCAGGGCGCATTTCACTCTAAGGAGTGGTGCGCCTTTTTTATTAATTGCCATTCGATCAGAGCAATCTAACCGCATGGACAATAACTCAAAGGAGAAAACATATCATGGCAGACGAAAACAATACGGCAAAAGCAGGGGCCGAACCTGTGAATAAAGAAGATGCAGCAAAGGGGCAAGTGCCGGATTCCCCAACCGACAAAAAGGACGCAACAGCGGATTCGTCAACCGAGGAGAAGTTGCCTTTTGACCAGCATCCTAAATGGAAAGCTGCAAGACAGGCGGAAAAAAAGTTGCAGGAGCTTTTGAAGGCAAACGATGTTGACGACCCCGACGAATTACTTGAACTCGCAAAGTCAGGGAAAACAGTCAAGGGGAAACTTTCTGACTTAAACCAGATTGACGACATTATCGAGAAAGCTAAACGGCTCGATAGTTACGAAGTCGTCTGGAAACAACAGGAAGAAGAACGCCGCAGGGGGGCAGAAACACCGGAACAGACCATTGCCAGATTAGAAAAAGCCCTGAAAAACAAAACAGCCGAACAACTGCATAAGGAAAGCACACAGAAAGCGCAAGCAGAGGCACAGCAAGCACTCAAGTCATATGACCGAGAAGTGCAGTCACTCGTCAAGGAAATGGACATTCCGAAAGAACAACAGTCATTCGTCAATGAATTTTTCGGAGTTGGCAACCCATTCAACGAGATCGACATAACGGACAAGAAGGCCATTAAGCGATTAGTCGCTGATGGAATTAAAAAGAAAGAAGCCTACGATCAGGCCATTATTCAGGCTTACATCAACGGCAAGAATGGGACTCCAAAAGTAGGTTCAACGGCAGCAGCCGCACCGAGCGGGGAGAAACCAAAAGTGTACCTGAAAGACGCAAGAAAGACGCTCTTGGAGGTACTTACAAGGAGCTAAACAATGACTACATACGCAGATACTACTAATCTTACCGAAACCTTGAAAAATGTTTATGGTGAGGGTTTAACCAATCAGTTTAATGACGAGAAAATCACTTATAACCTGTTCCCGAAGTCAGACCGTAAGCCTGGAGGAAAGGGGTATGTATTCGGACTTCGTTATGCAAGGGCGCAGGGTACAGGCGCGCGCGCAGAATCAGCAGTTCTTCCTGATCCGCTGACTGGAAAAAAAGATCAGGGTACAATTACCCCGAAATACAACTATGGTTCTATTCGTATTACGGGCCCCGCGATTGAAATTGCCAAAGGTAACGCTGCCGCTTTTGTTGACGGGCTTGCCGATGAAATTGATGACATCTATCAGTCCATCATCGTTGACCTTAACCGGCAGTGCCATTGGGACGGTTGGGGACAGTTAGGCCGCTTGTCCGCAGGCGCTTCCTATACCGGCAATGCTACATGGGCGGGAACTTTCGACAACGACATTGGAGTGAAATATTTTCAGGAGGGCCAGTTCTGTGACTTCTATGTCTCCGCAGGTACTTCCAACGATGTGAACACCGGAACATGTGCGGCTGGTTCGCGTGTCCTTTCGATCAATCCGGCAACCAACGTGATTATCTTTGAAACACCGTTGGCCTCTTACCTGACCAATCATCCGGTTGCGTCCGGTTTTGTCAACACGGTTGCTCATACGGTTCTTTCCGGTTCGATGGCTATTAAGGCCGGTATGCGCGACAACGCATGGGCATCGTCCGATACACCCACTGAAATTACAGGCCTTACCGGAATTTATGATGACGGTACTGCATTGGCTTCGTTTGAAGGCATTACGGTTGCGACTTATCCGCAGTGGAAAGCTAACATCATGTCCAATTCCAGTGTCAACCGTGAACTGAGCATTGACCTGATGATTAACGCCTGTGACCTCACTCGTATGCGCTCAGGCAAGAAAGTTGACTTTATCCGCATGGGGTTAGGACAGCGTCGGAAATACGCGAACCTGTTAATGCCTGATGTTCGATTTGCACCTACTGTTTTGAAAGGTGGTTATGAAACCCTGACGTTCAGCGCTGGTGATGGTTCCATCGAAATGGTCATTGACCCGATGACGCAGCCGAACATGATTTTCTTTGAACCGAAGGGGATTATCCAGAAGTACGAACTTACTCCGCTTGGGTGGGGTAATCTGGACGGTAGCCAGTTGCATCAGAGAGCGTCCTACGATGAATGGGATGCCTTCCTCCGAATTTACAGCCAGCTCGGAGTAGAGCAGCGCAACTGTCTTACACTCTTAAAAGATTTAACGGAACCTAGCATGTACTGATAAATAGTTGAATTTAAAGGCTATTTGTTCTTTGACAATTTAATATAAAAACTCCTTGCATTTGGTTATGATAAGTGAGATACTACTTAAAATAACCAGCAAGGAGGATTTTATGGAAACAAAACTTTGTTCAAAGTGTGGTAAAGAACAGCCCATTGAGTACTATCCACTGAGGATAGAAACAGGAAAGTATAGACCAGAATGCAAAATATGCTGGAATGCTTATCAACGAGAGCGTTACCTTGAAAAGTTAGGAAAGCATAAAAGGACGGCCAGGGCAGAGGCAAGAGAGGCAGACCCGAAACGGTGCATAAAGTGTGGAGTTGAAAAACCGTTAAGTGAATACACGATTCATAACCGTAAAAAAGGTCAACATCGTAACTTCTGCCATGAATGTGAAAAACAGTGGATTAGAAAATACCACAAAACTGATCAAGGTAAGCAAAAGGCAAAAGAGTGGATAGATAACAATAAAGAAAAAATATTAGAATATAGAGAAATCTATAAGACTGATATTTTAAAGCAAGAAAGATCGAAAGCATATCATAGGGCAAGATGGTTAAGATTAAATTTTAACATGACTGTTGATGATTACATGGATATGTTTGAAAAACAAGATGGTAAATGTTTGATATGTGGGATAGATAAGAATATATTAAATAAGAATTTCGCTATCGACCACGATCACACAACTGGTAAGGTTAGAGGTCTTTTATGCCACAACTGCAACGTCTCGATCGGATTAATGAAAGATTCCCCTTTCCTACTCCACAAAGCGGCAGAGTACTTAGATTCATTTAACCATTAACCACAGTATCCCATCAATGGGGGCAAACTAAAGGAGAACTAAAATGATTAAAAAACGTAATTTGGA